ACCATTATTCAAAGGTGTTACAGCTTTTACTTGTTTTGCATTAGACATAGAACGTGCCAAAGCTTTTGTGTATCTAGAAGCAATTCTATCGTAGAGATTATCTTCGATAGCTTCTTCTGTGATTGCAAATGCTAAAGCAATTGTGTCATGAGTGTAACGTGCAGTGTAGGTTTCTTGAGCAGTATCAAATGATACTCCTTGACCTTCTGCTTTTGTTTGTGCGTTAGCGAAACCAGATAACATCACTTCCTCTTCGAAAGCTCTGTCAGATGATTCCGTTGTATAAATCTCAGCATGCTGATTTTCATATCGTTTGTATTCCAGGCCAAATAGTGCATTCAAACCTGGCTCTAGTTCTTTAACTAGCTGTGTTCTTGATATTGCCATAATTTATCTCCTATTTAGACTTAAGCTCCAGTACTATCAATGTACTCGTTTAAGTTTTGGATTACAACGACAGTAACATAAGCTGCTGTTAGATCACTGTTTTCTGGATCTTCCGCGCTTCTAATCAATCTCCATGTATTGTTAGTTGCGTGAGTGTCACCAATGTCAATTGTAGTGCTTGATCTTCCAGTTGTTGTGTTTCCACCTGTGTTCACATCAAATGTGTCAAGGTAGATAGCATGTGCACCAGCGATCGTAGTCGCTACTGCAGCATCTGTTGCAACATTGTACAACTGCCAAGGATAGTCATTTACAAACGCTTTAGTATCTTCGCTGTTCGCTGGTGTGATTGTTGCATCATACCAACTTGCAAACGTAGGTTTTAACGTAGTTGCTGCGTTGTAAAATATTCCTTGTAAAACACCTACTGACGTTCCAGTTGCCGAATCTTCTCCAGTTACAATGTATCCGGCAGTAACACGTACTCCCATACCATTAAACTTATTTGCAGAATCAGCGGCATCTATAAAGTATTCAGATAATCCCTGAGTAGATGGGGTATTCCCCAACGTACCAGCTGGAATAAATCCGAAACCTGCGCTATTTCTATTAGCCATAGTTGTCTCCTTATGTTTACAGTTTTACCTGTAAACGGTTAATTAAAATCGATGATAGGGAATTGTTTGTTATCCCGAGAATAATTAAAAAATTAACTTTTCTTTGTACCACCGAAGGTTACACGAGATTGCCTATTAACATCAATAGGCATACTCTTATGCTCTTCCTTCATGAGATCGTGTTCTACGGCTTCGTTCTGACCTTCAGTTTGACGCTGAAAATATTCAGTTCTCTGCTTCGCGATTTCTTCGGGCACCCTTGCGAGCACAAGGCCACCAACCCCGATAATCCCCTTGTATTTTCCTTCAGTGATTACAGGATAATCAGAATCCTTATATTCATCGGCTCTCACCAATTCATAACCGGATCTTAATCTTCCAGAGATATTTTTAGAATCTTGAAATCCTAAACTCTCTGCCCGTATCCATCTGTGCCTGAATCCATCAGGTGCAAGAGGTGCATCTAGAGAAGATGGGGGAGTCCACACTTTTGGCCTTTCAGTCTTTTGCCGTGTTTGACTCGCACGTGAAGTTGTTTGTTCTTTTTTCATATTACGCTCCTTCCGTGATTTTTATTTGTTTTGCGTATTCTTCGAGTGGCACACCTAATTTTTTAGCTATTGCTACCTGTGAAGATGTGAGTCTCACAGTGTTGCGCCCAGGTCTTACGCTTCTTGTCGCTGAAGCCACCAACTGATTGGTTCCTGGCGTTTCTGTACTTCCACCTTTAGCAAACTTATGAGGAAAGTCAACCTTTATTCTTTTGTCTATTTCCGCATAGTAATCCTCCGATTTTGGATCAAAACCTTCCTTATCAACCAAATCCTTATGATGTTCAAAGGCAGTAAACGTCATGGCTCGGTCTGTGCCAAACCATTTGTTTCTACTTGCCCATGCTTCCGCTTGTGGATCGGGTTCAGGTAAGCTTTGTGGAGTTTGCTGTGGTAATCTTCCACCGTCTGAAAGTTGAACAGGTTTTTCCTCTTCAACAGTTGTTTTTCTTTGCTCTAATTTTGCATTTTCAAATGCAAGCGAAGCAATTCTTTTATTAGCCTCGACTTGACCTTCTGCGTTTCCTGATTCAATGGCAGCAGCTAGTTCTTTTTGAGCTGATTCCATTCCAGTTTTAACATTTTTCTCAAATCGACCCCAATAATCAGTATCCATTTTTTTAAATCGAGACTGATCTTGTTTTCTTTGATATTCCAAAGCTTGAGCATATTCAACAGCAGCGCTTTCTCTTCGTTCTGCTTCTCTCATTTTTCTTGTGAGTTTAGAGATACGAGATTGAACTCCCTTACTGTACTCCTCTAGTTTAGAATCATCTTCTTTTTTTGGTTCTTCTTTTACTGGTTCTTCTTTTACTTCTTTTACTGTTTCCTGTTCCTTGGTCTCTACTACTTCTTCCGTTTTTTCCTCGGGAAGAGCTACATCCACTTCAGGTCCTGAAGTGTCTAGATCTACCTTTGGATCTTCTTTTTTTATCTTATTTTCTTCTGGCATAGTTTCTCCTATGGTTAATATTTGTGCAAGATATCTTTAGGATCTTGTACGGTTGCTAAAACTTCGTCTTCATTCAAAAGACGAACTTCCCCACCTTCAATTTCAATGCGTGATCCGGCATAACGCGCAAAGATCACCCAATCACCAACCTTGCACCACGGACCTGAAGGATATCTCTCTTTATCCCTGTAACAAGCGTCTCCCATTGCAAGAACGTTTCCGCACTGCGATGCAACTTGTTGCCGGTCTAGGGTTTCAGTTCCCATAAGTATTCCACCTTTAGTTTTTTCTTCCATTCTAAATGGTAAAACTAAAAGTCTCCAACCTGTAGGTTTTGGTAATTTTGTAGCTTCTTTAGTAATTTCTTTTTTTTCTGATGGTTTTACACCAACCAAATTCTTATTTGGTAGGTGAATTTTTGGTGTTGATGTCGACAACTGTTCCTTCATTTTGCTCCTTATCACTAAGCAGGCTAGAGAGTTCCTGTCGCACTGATTCCAGTGCATTAATTTGCCCTATTATATACTTATATGTTTCCATGTTGTCAACCCCTCCGGATGTAACCGAGATTGATAATGCCTGAATTTTTCTTTCTAGCTCTTTTTGTAATCTATAAATTACGTTTTCAATTTCCATGTAGGTTTTATCATCTCTCCATAATATTTTTTTAAATGCGGATTTGAAACCGGTACTCCACCCAAATCACCTTCTATGTAACTGCCAATATAAGGTTCAGTTACAGATTTAGATGTTTCTTTTTTCTCAATCTTTTCTGTTTTATTTTTTGGCGCTTTTACCATACTTCATACCAAATCTTCGAACTGGAGCAGCCACGCCCATTGGACTAGCAGCTACCGTTGGTTGAATAGGTAATCCACCACCAAATTGCTTGCCAACTCTTTTACCGCCAGCAAGTTTTTTTCTTGGTCTATTTCCATAGTCATTTCTCATAGTTTTCTCCTATTTTTTATTATTCCTAAATATTTGTGTTCCTTTTATACCAAAAATGCTGGCAACTACAAGTATCCAAAGATTCGTAAACCATTTCGGAAGGTCATTGAAATACTCAAAAAATAGCTTCACCTTCTCCATTGCGGACGGATCGTCACTCATAACTGCCCACATTAACACAATTATGGGGGCCGAAATAATCACAAGTACAAATTCGTCCTTGTAGTCGTTTTGCCGGGCCTCTAAAAGCTTGCCCTGGTAACTTTCCTCACCTCGGGCCATTTTCTCTGCGTGCATCAATTGTGCATCAGACATAGCCATCTTCGTACGCTGTTTGTTGGAATAAATTTTAGCCCCAGCTTGAAGCGCTATCTTAGCTAAACTGAACCAAGCCATATTAGAACCAAGTTACTTTATAAGGCTTTTTTTGCTTTGCCGGAACAGAATTTTTATCGCCTGTAGCAATATAGTTTTTTCCTCTGATGCTAGTTTTAGATCTAGGATCAACTATCTTTTTTTGCTCAGGAATCTTGAATTCTTTTCCGCCTGTTTTATAGTTCCATGCCATAATATCCTCCTTTTACAATATTTTTGCCAATTTGGGAAATCCTTTTATCTAGAACTCCCATTTCCCTTCGGTTTCATTCTAGCAAGGGTTAATCTATTCTCATTTGCCATTTCTTGCTTCTCTAATGAAGTATCAGCTCTTAATTCAGCCAATTCTTCATCT